GAGTCCGAGCGATAATCCAGCAGAAATAATAAAAAGTACAGCTGAACTAGCCTTATTTGATCGTATATTCATTTATTTCTAACATTCTCCGTAGGTAGTTTTCGTGCTTCAATAATTTCGTGAGTGTCATAAGAATTAGCTACATCCTTCTTAAACCAAATGATGGTACTCATAGCATGATGAGATTGTTTACCGAGATTTTTAGCCCCGTAATAACTCTTAACGGTAAAAAACAAAGGATGACCAAAAAAACCACCAAGCCATGACGTCATTTCATGAATCATGTGGGTACGATCTCGAATCATCTTATCAACGCTAGATACATCCTGAGAAATCCACAAAAGAGTATAAGCCTTCTTACGAGTCTGACTAAAAAAAGTCATGTATTCATCGCCAAAGCGTGACCAATTGCGTGAGCCAAACCAGTTTTGTGCCTCATCGAGAATGACAAAGGCACCTGGCTCAATCTGAAACATAGTTTCAGGAGTTATACGTTTAGTGCCGTCAATATCAAAATTAGCGTAAACAGGTCGACCGCGTTTTAATTCTGTCTTTGCCCTATTCAACGCATAATAAGTCTTTCCGGCTCCGGGAAAACCAACAACACCTTCAATCATTTACTTCAGCCTTTCATCCTGGGTGAACCTTAAAAAGTAACAACGTGGACAACAAATAAAAAGGGCGTCAGACTCCCCTTGAATTGGATAACTACGGTTACAAAAATAGCAAACCCCTTTCGCCATTACGGGATAGCCTTCGTAACGTAGTTATAAACGCCCATAACCAAAAGAACTACCTGCATACTTCCCCAAATAGCTATCATTATGACGAAAGACTGACCGATCTCAACAATAGGAATATAACCATTTACAACGCTTATATCTTTAAGAAAAGAAAACGATAGTTTTGGAACATTAGCGAAGGTATTGCCTACAGATGGCAAAAGTGAGACCGCGAAGGAGAAAACTCCAAAAAACCAGCTAACAATAGATTCTATTATCATCCAGTTATTTCACCCCAAAAGTTAACTCCAACGCGGAAGGCGAAAAAGGCTAAGCCTAACCAAACCGCAATAACCATCAAATAGCGCAGGGCGTGTAACGCTGTTGGTGGTTCACAAGGTAAAGCAAAAGTTTCAGTACCTACAGTAGGTAATTTAATAGTAAAAGTTAAATCTTTAGCAGAACAAGTAGCACTTCCCCAGTTACTAGCTATAGAGGTAAAAAAGCTACCAGCAAAAATAAAATAAGAAGTAGGAACATGAGAATTCATAACATCTTTTAATTGGTTAAAGTCGCTACTTAAAACTGTACCGCTTGGAAAAAATGAAGTTGTAAAGAGACATTTAAGACTATTTACCCATGTCTTAGGACTCAATAATGAGAGATTTTGACCATTCATACAAGCATCGTAACGAGTGTTAAAACTCGCTTGTTCTTGTGAGGTACCTTGCGCGGAATTTCCTCCACCTGATTTATAAAATGCTTCGTAAGTGTTAATACAAGTAAAAACGTATTTGGTCTTACCAGTATTTTGATCTTTAAGTGTTTCGATATACAAAATGTATTCGTTCATAGTGGCTTTATTACCTTGCGCGTCTGAAACGTTAGCAGGATTAGGAAGCCAAGAAGTATCACACGCAGTAGTAGTGCTGGCTTCTGCTGTATCTAAAGGTAACAATATAAAAACAAGGAAAATGGCACTCAATACAGCTAAAAATTTACCAAATTTAGTCATTTTCACGATTGACTATCCAAACATGTTAGATAAGCACTAAAACTAGGGTCAGTTAAATTAGCGCAAGGGTCAACATCAGGCATAGTTGGGTCAACATACGTACCATCTAAAGCAGTTGTAGAATTAGAAATAGAGTCATCTGTTACCAAATAACATGAATAAGATTGACTATTACTGGTACCTGTTTGATCGCTAGTTGTATAGGTATACGTTATTAAATAAGTCGTAAGATCAGTAATTTGACAGACGTAATTTCCCGTACTTGTCTGAGAAGCTTGTATTAAAATTTGTTGACAAGAGGTGTAGTTACCATTCCAATATGGAGAGGTATAATCGATATTAGAAACATAGGTGTAAGAATTTGCACCCCATACAGTACAAATATATTGACCGCTTGTTGTACTTGGTGTAGATAAACTACATAAACCTGTAGAGGTGTCTAATAAATAATTAACGGGACAAGTACCCGCATAGGTTGGAGTACCGCCAACAGTTATAGACGCCTGAGTACAAGTGGTTCCAGTTAGAGTACCGCCATTAGGACAAGAAGTTGTACCTGTAGCGTTATAAAAAGTAGCTGTTTGAACACAACTTGTGCCCGACAAATTACCGCCATTAGGACAGGTATAAGTTATTGTAATAGTTGCCGTATAAGTTGAACCGCCAATAGTGCAGTAATAGGAAAAATAGGTACCACCATTAGGACATGAATACGTGGTAATAGGTTGCGCGGTTACAAGCCAGTTAAAATTGCATTGGTGACCCGAAAGAACATCAGAACCATTACAAGAGTACGTGACAACAATAGTGGCGGTATATGTACTACTTGTAGCGCAATTTGTTCCAGTTAAAGTACCACCATTAGGACATGAATACGTGGTAATAAGTGGAGTGGCGTTAGCTGTCGTATAATCGGGATATTGAGTGTATTTATAACAAGTAGTAGAGGAAAGAAAATTATATCCAGTAGGACATACATAAGATGAATAAGTGGCGGTTGCGGTATATGAGCCAGCAGTTATACAAGAATAGCCCGAAAGAGTATCGCCTGAGTTACAGGTATAAGTTTGCGTGGCAGTGGCTTGATAACTACCTGCCGTATAGTAATCACAAAGATTTGAACTATCTAGGGTTTCACCAGAAGGACAAGAATAACTCCGCGTAGCTGGATATGATTGTGAACCAATTACACAACCTGAACCCGAGAGCGTTCCACCATTAGGGCAGGAATAAGACTGATTAGCTGTAGCGGTATAACTAGTAGTAGCAAAATTACAAGTAGTGCCAAGTAAACTGCCACCATTAGGACACGTATAAACAATGGAAGCAGTATAAGTAACTGGAATCGACGTACAAATTGACCCATTTAAGGTATATCCATTCGGACAAGTATAAGTAATAACCTGATTAGCTGATGGAACAGTTGTCGTAGCATGAGCAGTAAATGGAATCAGGGAAGCAGTAATCAAAGTTATGACCGCTATAACTCGTTTCACACTTCCCCAATTCTCGGAGGGTTGCCCCTCCCCTCACTTAATTAGCTAGTTACCTTTTTTGCTTGCTTAACAACTTGCTTTCGGCTTAATGTCCATGAGATACCTAATACAACAATTAAAGCAATTGCAGGAATCAACAAATTCTTAATATTGTCTGTTACTGGCTTTGCGATAGTTTGAGTAGGGTTATACGCATAACCCGCGCCTGAAGTATCAGTTATACAAGTGTGATTAGTATTATCTAAAGCACCTGTACTACACACGTACACAGTTGTAACAGTATCGGTAGCTGTATAAGTTGTGGCTGGTACTGCTGGTACTGCTGGAATAATTACACAGGTGGAATTATCCTGAGTTAACGAAGCAGACAGAGGACATTGGTAAACGGCTGGTGTTACACAATTATTATTTGAATCTAGCGTTCCGCCGTTAGGGCAGGTATTAACACTTACAGATCGTTGTTCAATCATTTGATCAATATTAACTTGATAATCAAGTGAATGTCCCCACCAGTCACCGTTCCAAGATGGGTCCCACACTGCTAACGTGTCATTCAAAACATTAGAAGGAAAAGGATGTGTGCTTAGATAACATATAGAAGCAATAGTTTGTCCAGTTGTTACATCATCCCATCTACCGTTGGGATAAATTGAACACATACGTTGAGTAGAAAAATACCCAGTAGTTGAACTGACAATAGAAGCATAATTACTCGCTGGAGTTACTACTGGAGCAACAGTTACAGCTGGAACAGCAGGTAAGCCAGCTACATTACAAATTCCGTGACCATCTGAAATACCTCCATTTGGACAGGTATAAGAGTGTTGTTGTGTTGCCGTTGCGGGGGTGGTTGCATTGGCAAAACTAATTCCCATACCTAAAAAGCCAATAGCAAGAATGGCTGATAAAGATTTCTTTTTCATAAAACACCCCCTTAAAATTTTTTTATAAAGAGAGGGGGCGATTTACCCCCTCCCCCGCAATCATTACGCGATTGACTTTGAGTACTTACGAACTGCCTTGATACCAAGACGTACTGAAATGCCGAGTACAACCAATCCGACAACTACTGGAAGTAGTGTTCCAGTAATAAAGGTTGTTACTGTAGCGAAAAGGGATGATGGATCCCATGCTCCTGATGTAGCCATTTAGTTTTTCTCCTTTCCTTTGCCCACACGCTGACTTTTCGTCAGAAATTTTCTATAAGTCGGTCAATAATTACCAAAACAATGCCTGTTATGGTTCCCGATATTAAAAAGTCAAACGCGATCATAAATCCCTCGTAGCGTTCTTAATCGCTCGCCAAGAAAGTGACAAAAAAAGGACGGGTAACACCATAAGTACATAGCCCGCGCCAATAGCTCCTGAAATATCGGTCATTTTCTAAACCAAAGAAAAACTAGTGATACCGATTGCAAAAAAACCATTAGACAAAGACAGTCCTCAACAGTAGTGCTACCCGAAAACATTTATCCGACAGATACCAAACGAGGTGCAGGTTTAGCTGTAACAACACGATTGAGGTGAGCAAACTCCCCCGCCAAATTGTCAGAATATGAGCGAATCCAAAAAACAATATCTGAAGCGCGCTTAAAATCCTCAGCAGTCCAAGAAATAGGGTCTTTAAGTAATTGCTCAGAGAGAATAGCAAGACGGGCTGACATAGCTACAGACTTGTTGAGATAGGTATAACGACGCTCCCTCAACGCTTCCCAAGAGGCTTCGATCATTTATTTAGCCAATACCTTGAAATCGCCGTGAATCTTGATACTAAGTGAAGGCTTCTTGCCCTCAAAGTTGTAAAGGCGAATATCTGGAATGAAGGAAATTTTATCGCCAGCCTTGACCTTCTTGACTGTCTCCTCATCAACAGAGATACGCAAAGGAGCGTCTAAAGGGGAAATTGGTTTAATGGCAATTTGGTGGTAGTTACGTTCTTGACCAGTAGCAGGGTCAACAAAAGAATCACTTACAGTCCCAACAACTTCAGCTGTGAGTAGCATTTTTAGCCTTTCAGTAAACCTTGAACGGGGTTGTTCTTGGTAATATAAGTATATTACCAAGTGAGCCGAAAGCAAACACGCCCCCCGCTTGCGCGGTAGGGCGTGTCGTGCTTTCGGACTCCTTTAAGAAAATACTTAAAAGCGGTTCTCCGCGTCTATGGCTTCTTGGTAAAGATCAGCTAGATATAGAGCACGTGAGTAGACCTCAAAAATGGTCGGGTCTGAGGTTTCATAGGCTTTTGATAACAATTTGGTTAAAAATTGTTTGTTTTCGTGTCGTTCCTTGATTTCATCAGGTTTATAGAGTAAAGCATTGAGTTCGTTACGATCTAAAAAGTCCTGTACATTGGGTATTGGCTTTTTTAACTCGTTATATAATTCCAAATTAAGCTGCTTCTTGTTGATTTTTATCCACGTTTTAGTGGTAATTACTCCTTCAAACTTGATACGTGTCGGCTCAACTACCTCATTATGTAGATTATCGGCGGAATCAGGTACATCCTTAAACTCATCCATAGCTATTTCCTGATCTAGTCGTAGTGATACAGCAAACTTATCAGCCATGCCCTTAGACATGGTAAATATACGACGCTTAAAAATGGCTTTTTCGTACAAATGCCATAAATTCGTACAAGATTTATCACCATTTACAGCTAAGCCGTGAATCTGCCAAATACCGAGATTATCTCCTTTGGCTACCTTATTTTTGCCGTTGGTGACCTCTAGAGAGGACATTCCAGAGGCTTTGGTAAGGTACCACGCTCTTTGTTCATCTGAGGCGTCTATTACGACGTCTACGGCTTTTTCAGGTATAGGGGCAAGTAAGCCTTGACGTTCAATATGTTTACACCAAGTACGTTGCATATCCTGAGTAAATGCTGAGAAATCAAAACCTGATCTGTGGATAATTGCTAAGTGGTAGTGAGGGTGCCATCCATTCTTGCCGTGAGTGATCTCCGTTACACGAATAAAAGAGGCGTCGAAATCCTTACGAAGTATCTTAAATGAACTAGAGCCTTGAATATTTGTATAAGCCTGTTCCATAGAGTCAAGCAAAGTGGGTAAATCGTTACTTTTCTTATGACGAACAGTCAAAGTAAGCATAGATATTGAATAACCACGTGATTTAGCTACTGAAAAAACTTGGGACAACCATTGCCCACGCTCAATAGCAATACGGGTACTACATACGACACAAGCGGTAGGACTGCTACAACGCATAAGACCCGAAATAACGGGGTTTTCTGGATGGCTATAAAGGCTTATAAATCCATCTTTAACAATCGGGACTCGTCCGCACAATTTCTGTGCTTTCCTCGTCGAATTCTCCCATTGCCATTTGAGGGACTCTGCCATCTGTTGGCGCATTTTCCCTACCCTCCGTAACGCGGTTATAAATAGTCTGATAATCGGTCATTTCCCAAAGCCCGTGAGACGGGGCAATTTCCTGCTTTTTTTCTTGGTCTTGTAATGGTAACACAGAGGCTTGGCGTCCATCAGGTAAATGAATAATAGTGTTTTGGGTGGCGGTAGCCTGAGCCTGAGATATAGCCAAACTATAAGCCTGAGCGAGAGCCTTAGCCTCAGCCTGAGCGATATTAGATACCTCTAAGGCTATATCTACCTGAGCCTGAGCCCATGCCTGAGCCGTGTTATAGCTAGAAGCGCGACCTCGGGTAAAAATGAAGTATTGAATAAGAAGGACGATCAAAAGAGACAATATGGAAGGTATCAACCCCATGTGAAACTCGCGAACAACACCGTAAGC